GAATGAAGGTTATGATAAGTATTCGGATGCAGAGTTGACTGAAGAGTGTAAAGAATACTACCCCGAATTGTTGGAGGAGTGATACAAACCGTTCGGGAGTTCTTTATACTCCCGTTCGGCTGCCCGACCAGTTGGCAAGGTGGCACACTAGGGGTCGTGTTCGTGCCGACCCCGTGCCTATAATGACTTCAGTTCGAAAGGATCGCATGACTGCCTACTCTTTCTACCGTGTGGAACTGGATCGCGCCGATGGCACCACTGCGGTTGAATTCCGCAAGCGTCGCAAGGCAACGACTGCCAAGGGTATGTCCCGCCAGCATGACAACGTGGTCAACTCCGTGATCGAGGAGATCCGTTACTATAAGATCGAAGGATGGAAGCGCCTGACCGTTACCCGTGTGCCAGCGAGCGAAGTGACCGCACCCTACGCCAGACTGGGGTGACCCGTGCCTATAATGACTGAAGTTCAAACAAACCCAATGCGTTACGAAGTTCTGGTTCCCTCTGCCATGTATGAGTCCGAGTCCGTCTCGGATCTGGACCGTGCCTATGATCTCTGCTACTCCCTGTCTGAGGAGTTCGGTTACGCTGAGATCCGTAAGGATGGCATGGTCATCGCAGACTACGGCAACCCTTGCCTGTGTGCCAACTGAGGCACTGTCCTCGGGGGGTTGACTTTCCCCCCGATCCGATCCATACTACCTTTGTTCACACGAAACGACTTCCATGCGTAAGATCGAACAGCAAATGAACGCCGCCATTTCTAACAATCAGAACTGGCAATCTGACAACACCGCTGTCGCTTACAACCCCGAAACTAACGAGTCTACCGTGTTCCTCCATGGTAACAAGATCGCCGTAGTTGGTGATGACTTCGTGCAAATCTTTGACGGAGGTTATCAGTCAAAGACTACCAAGTCCCGCCTGAATGCTATTCTTTCGGAGCACGGAATCAAGGGCGAATGTGTATTCCAAAAGAACTTCAATTGGTTCGTTCATAAGTTCATTGGACAGGCAGGATCTTCGCCCGTTTACAATGAGTACGAATTCAAAGATGGGTTCATGTTTGCATAAAGAATTGGGGGGCAATTGCCTCCCTTTTTTTATACCGCGAAGCGGCTGAAAAGTTGGCTGCCCCAGTGACGACCTTTTTCGTCATCAGGGCGACCCTGCCCCTCCTTCGCTTGTGACCCTATTGTAGGGCCAGGAGATGCTGCAGGCAGCCGACTGGGGTCAGTTAGCAGACTGTCCACAAACCCTTCCAAAGACCCCCAAGGGGTGCCATACTACGTACATGCAAAACAAGCACATCGAACACCCCGAAGACACGATCCTGACGGGCGACCTGACTGCCCTGGATCTCCTGCTCTCTGAGGGTCATCTCAGCGTTAAGATCGACGGCGCTCCTGCCGTTGTCTGGGGTCGCAACCCTGCTACTGGTAATTTCTTCGTTGGCACCAAAAGTGTCTTCAACAAAGTAAAGATCAAGATCAACGAATCTCATGAAGAAATTGATGCGAACCACGTCGGTCAAGTTGCAGAAATTCTGCACGCTTGTCTTGATTGGTTACCTGCTACAGATGGCATTTTCCAAGGGGATTTTATCGGTTTCGGTGGATCTGACGAGTATACTCCCAACACAATCACCTATAAGTTCCCAGAGATAATTACTGAGAACATTATCATTGCTCCGCACACTTACTACACTGCGGAATCGGATTTGCGCGATGCAGTAGCACATCCGATGAAGTTCATGATTACTGATACTTTCTACTGCAAGTTCGTTAAACCCCAAGCACGTATCTTTACTGGCAATTTTGATACCTGTGCTGGGTCGTTTGGTGATCTTTCTGAGGTCATTCAGTTTGCTAAAGTAATGGCACAGAATGTTGAGTTTGTCGATGATAAGAAAGCAAAGCAAATCAAGCAGGCATTGAATAAGTGCATCCGCGAAGGTACGCCGATTGATGATAACGCATTCGACTGCGATTACACCCTGATCTCTTACTGGAAGTTGGTCAAGTCTATCAAAGATGATGCACTCTATCTCTGCCGTAATAACGGTCCAGAAGCATACATCGATCAGGACAGAATCGACTCCGAAGGTTATGTCTACTCCAACGACCTGGGTACAGTCAAACTGGTCAATCGCGAACGCTTCAGTCATGCTAACTTCAACAACGCTAAATTTGCACAAACTCCCTGAGAGTTCTTTATACTCAGGTCAGCCGCCCGCGTGCCAATGAGCGCACTGTCTACCCATGCCCCTTGGGCGGCGGATCTGCCCCCTATAATAGGTTCAACAAGCAAACGACCTAATGACCTTCGCCATCCAACCTTCCGCCTGGGGTTCCTTCGATTCCTACGGTTGCGATTGGGCATCGACCATTGAGCAAGCATACCGCATCGGTCAGGCATGGGGAGAGGAGTGCATGATCTGGATGGTCCCCCAGAATGGCAACCCTGTCCGCTGGTGCCGCACTGACAGCAATACGAACGCCATCGCTGATCTGGTCTTTGGGGTCCGCCGCTGACCCCTGACCTGCTACAATACTTCCAACAGCAACCGACCGATGCGCTACCCGATCAACTGCAACGACTCCCGCAGCGTCTGGACCCTCCGCCTGAATCCTATTACGGGAACCGCACGGGTCCGCTGGTTTAAGTCCCCCCTGACGGAGTACCGACACACCCATGTCAACCGCTGGGAGATCCTTAAGATGCTTTGGTTCAGCGGCGACACCTCCAAGGGACAATGGGTTAACTGTCATGCGATCGGTCCCCAGTACACCTTCTGATCCTATACTGACTTCAGTTCAAACGAATCCGATGACCGCCATGACCTACAACGGTTACCCGAACTACGAAACCTGGAACGCCGCCCTCTGGATTCAGAACGATGAGTTCCTGTACAACACCGCTAAGGCGATCGTTGAGTTTGCCGAACCCGACTGCACCCCTATGGGGCACTGGCGGCGGTTTGTCCGCTGCATGATGGAAGGGCAGATCGGTCGCTACCTGGGTGCTACTGGCGACGGCGTTCGCTGGGATGACCCTGCCATCAACCCCTGCACGATGGGCGCTCTCTTTGAAGAGTTTGAAGAGGAACTCTCCTAAGGGGTCGCCCCCCTCTCCTGATCAACCCAACCCTGAATCCTACCATGACCCGCGACCTGGCAACCTCCCTCCTGAACCGTGCCGCCGATGGCACCCAACTCCTGCAGATCCTGGACACGATCGCCAGCGACCTGGAAACCCAAGGCATTGAGGATTGCGCCGCACATTACCAGATGATCAGCGCCCCGACTGCCGAACCGATCCAGTTCTGACAACTGTCTACTCCCCCCGCTTTGGGGGACCGATTGACCCTATACTGACTTCAGTTCAAAGGAAACGACCTCATGACCATCGCTGCTCTGACCTCCGCCGACACCGCTGCTCTGGAGTTCTACCAGGAGAACGTCGCCTACGTTGATGGGTTCGGTCTGACCAACCTGGACCGCCCCGAGCGTCTCCTCTTTAAGAAGGGTCGTCAACTGATGGAGGCAGCACTCGCCGCCGCCAACGCCCCCGCTACCAAGCGCATCCCCTACACCGATGAGGAGGTCTGCTTCCTGGTTACTGCCTACCTCAATGCAGGGGCACACATGACCGACACGCTCGCCGCCTTCTTTCAGGTCTTCCCCGAAACCGAGCACACCCGCTCTTCGGTCTGGCAGAAAATCCAGCGCATCCGCACCCTGGACAATGCCTACCCCGATGACACCCGTTGGGACGGCGACGCCCAGGTTCGTGCCATCGCTGGCAGCATCGCCCCGAATCGTTTCGCCTGATTCGTGCTACAGTATCCAAGCAACCGACAGACGCCCATGATCCTCTCCATGTCCTCCGACCTCCGCACCCGCCAAATCGTCTGGACTGGTCGCGGCAACGACGACACCCCCATGGGGTCGCGTCTGCAACCTCAGTTGGGCATCAGTGCGTTCGCCATCGCAGGGCAGTTCGCTGAACTCTGGAAAGATGAGGCAACCGCCTGCCCCGTGTCGGGTTGGCGTTCGTCCCGCTGACAGTCCTATTCATGCGTTCGTGCGGGCAGCAGTCCTATGCCGTCCGCCGACGCCGCCGAGGCGGGCGCTAAGCGATTATAAGGATGAGGGGGGGGTATATAAAAAACGATGGGTCCCTTTAAGCTATAAACGACCCGATTCGCGAGAGATATGTCAAACGCTATATAATTTCAAAATCCGAATTTTAATTACAAGGCATGAGAAAAAATTTTTCGGAAAATTTTTTGACCGTAGAGGTCGATCCAGTAACAGGCGAATATATCTTAGTCTTTCCTGAATGGTTAGTTAATGATATGGGTTGGTACGAAGGTACTGTGTTAGAATGGAACGTGGAGGGCGATGAAGTTATTCTAAGAGAATCAAAAGATGACTAAGACTACAAAACTATTTCATATCTACGCAAAGGATAAATGTCTAATGCCTTGCGTAAAAGAAGAAGACTTCAGTGTAACTTGGAACACTGTAAAAGCAATTGTAGGTCTGATGCAAACAGACTATCAATCAGAAGATTTGAGTTACGAAGAGGTTACTGTTAATAGGGTTGCTTCTGAGGATCCTTCTTATTGACAGGACCTACATAATGCAGTATGATTCATACTGAATCGATTCACATTCAAACTTGACCAAATTATGGCTAAAGGATTTACAGTAAAAGCAAAAACGCCCGTTGCGTCTTCAACGAAAGAAGAAGAGTTTGATTACGCGAAAGCAAGAGAAATGATCAAAGGTAAGACAGTAGTATTCTGTCTACCTGGACGAGGAGTATCTTATATCTTCTTGAAGTCTTTCGTACAACTCTGTTTTGATCTGGTACAAGCAGGTGCAAGCATTCAGATCTCTCAAGACTACAGTTCCATGGTGAACTTTGCACGTTGTAAGTGTCTTGGAGCAAACGTACTGCGTGGACCTGATCAGATTCCCTGGGATGGTAAACTTAAGTATGATTATCAACTCTGGATTGACTCTGACATCGTGTTCAATACTGAGAAGTTCTACCAACTTGTTCTGATGGATAAGGACATTGCAGGTGGTTGGTATTGTACTGAAGATGGTCATACTACTTCAGTTGCACACTGGTTGGAGGAGGATGACTTCCGATCCAACGGTGGAGTCATGAACCATGAGACTCTTGAAAGCATTCAGAAGCGTCGCAAGCCATTTACCGTTGACTACACTGGTTTCGGTTGGTTGCTTATCAAGCACGGCGTCTTCGAAGACAAGGAAATGAAGTATCCTTGGTTCGCACCCAAGATGCAAGTCTTCGAATCAGGAGAAGTGCAGGATATGTGCGGCGAAGACGTTTCTTTCTGCCTTGATGCGAAAGAAGCAGGATTTGATATCTGGTGCGACCCTCGTATTCGCGTCGGACACGAAAAGTCTCGTATCATCTGATCCCCATGGCAGAAGACCGTTATACTATTAAAGTAAACGGAGAGGTCCTCTTCAAGTCATTATCGCAAGACGAATACTTTGACAGAATGGAGGACCTTGCTCTAGAATATTATCAGCGAGGCGTCCCTCGTCCTGAGTCCATTGAAACTATTATCATTAACGAAAACGGAGATTTGAAAAATGGCAGTTCGTGCTAAAGTTGGTCTTAACAAGTCTGGTTACATCAGCGGTCCCCCGAAAAAAACTCGTCAAGGAGATGGAGGCGGAACTAAGTATGCCGCTACTTCTCGTAACAAAGCACGTAAAAAGTATCGCGGACAGGGCAAAGGATGAAGCAACTACTCTTTATCTCTGAAGATAAGGAACGGGCACTCATTCAGGAGATGACCTATCGGATGAAAATGGCGAACCTGCCTATTCATCCTTCGGATACTTGCTTTCTAATGGTCTCTCCCGACTACTCTGCTGTTGTAACACAACATCTCTCCCATTCGCTTTCAGTGGATCGGGAGATTTTTCATATCGAAGCAGTCAATGTACCCTTTCCTGATGAAGATGTACGCGAGTATCGTACTGAGTTTACTCAAACTTTCATGAAATTACAGACTCGATGGGATAAATTCGTCCTGATTGAGGCAGGAG